TCATTCTCAGTGATGTTTGTTTCCTTACCATCAAGGGCAAACAACTCTTTAAAATGTACAATGTAATACCTACCTTGTTTATGTAGGATATGACATGATTGGTACAACTTTCTCTCTTTGCGAGAGGCGACACCTATACGAGATAGTGTCTCACGAACCTTTAAGAAGTCATCAGGTTCTTTTAGTTTTACTTCTAGCATCCTGTCAGGTCGCCATTCAATTTCTTCCATTTTTTCCACCTTTAATCAAACTATCCTTAATAGTTTGTATTTGTTCATTATTAAGTACCGATAGAGCAACCTTCGCCTTCTCATTACTATAACCATAATACTCTTTAATACAATCCAAATCATCTAACTTTTCTGCCTTAACCCAAGGCGCGAATCGTTTCTTTGATCTAATAGTATTTAGTAAAAAATCATACTGTAGTTTTGCGTCAAGGTGGTGACGCATATTCATTTCATTAACGAACATAATGGTTTCATGGAAAGGAGATAGACACCTATTGACAACATAGGCTGGATACTTCTTTTCCCACATAGGATCATCTGAATCCATCAGATTTTCCTTAGTGTGATTGATTGAGTTGAGGTAATGCTTTAGTTCATATGACATTGTACGACTCGTATGTATTTGTATTTTTAAAATTATCTGATGGAGTAGTCCATCTTAAATTAGAAGATTTTGCATTTTGTCTATCCCTATCAATATGGTCTATATCACCATGAGTAAAGTAGAAATCAAACCTTTCTTTATACATAAATTGTTCCCATATGTCTTTTCTCAAAAATGATGGACACGGAAAATCTAAATGAGTTAGTGCAACTGCTCTGTGGACATAAGTATTTTTTCTTACACCATCAATATTAAAAGAAAATGATGGATACTCTTTTCTTGGATATAATTTTAATTGATTAAGTCTATCTCTATTAAATACTCTCCCATAATTACTAATAAGATAATTAGGTTTTAATGGGTAAGGTTTCCATAACTCTTTCATTTGAATTGCACCTGTGACATAACCTCAATCATAAACGCTTGCATGTTTATGTCTTGGTCTGCAACAAATGCTGATTTGTATTGATAGTCTGCAACTGCCATAACCATGTGTGGAATGGTACTTGGTGCGATAACATCATACAGTGTATCGTAAATCTTACGAAATATTTGGGCAGGGTCGTTGTCTAGATTGTTTGCAATCCAAGTCCGAATACCTTTAAAGTCTTTCGCCTTGAGAAGTGGAATCAAGTCCTTCATATTCGATTCTAAGATGTTAACAAGTATACCACTGTCAATCATACCAGAAGCAGAATATCTTTGCAATTCGTTTAGAACCCTACGCCAATCTGGAAAATGAGTCATCACCAGTTGTTGTACAACCTTAGGCTGATACTCAATGTTCTGTTCTGCAAGAATGTTTTGCACACGTTTGTAGAACTCTCCAGCAAGTTTAGGTTTGTCTGACTTGGGTATCTTAAATACCACACCAGAACACCGACTATGCAAAGGTTCGATAATTCGGTTCTTGAAGTTACAAGTAAGGATGAATCCACAGTTGTTGTGGAACTCCTCAATAAACCCACGCAATGCTGGTTGTGTGGATTGTGGATTGAGATAGTCTGCCTCATCAAGAATTACAAACTTACGATTACCATCCATAGAGACAGTACTTGCAAAGTTCTTAATCTTGTTTCGCAATACATCAATGCCTGATTCTTCAGAACCATTAATCAACATATAGGTTGCACCGATTTCTTCAAGCATTGCTTTTGCAACAGTTGTCTTACCGACACCAGCCCCACCAGACAGTAGTAGATTTGGAATCTGTTTATTATCTACAAACTGTTGGAAGGTTTTCTTCAAGTCTTCAGTAAGAACACACTCACTGATTGTTTTCGGGCGGTATTTCTCCACCCATAGATTCACATCATTCATTATATAATATACCTATTCAGTTTAGGAAGCTTCTAGAGCAATAAAGTATTCAATCGGTTTTGTCATGTTAGTGAAACGTGATATACCTTTCGAAGAAACTTCGACTTTGTAATCACCAGAAAGTAGTTTAAGATTCTCTACCTTAAAGTAGTGAGTAAAATCAGCAGCAGGTGAGTTCTCACCAACCTTAATTGCAAAGTCGTTTGAAGTTTCATTCTTACGATCTGTTACAGTTAGATTGATATCACCACCAGCAACACCCTTTAATACTACATCAGGTACACCAAGTACAGCAGATGCCTTTTGGATTTGATTGAAGGTATCTTGTGTAAAGACAAACTCCACATCAACAGATGGCATTTGGATTTCAGTTTTTGGTGTTGTTACAACAGATGGGTCACTGAAGAAGTAATTCAATGAACTACCACCACCCTCTTCATTCAATTTTACAGACTGTGCTGCGAAATCCAGTGTTGGACTTTTGAATAATGAAAGTGCAGACAAGAATTCATTCAAGTCATAGATTGCAAATTCATCTGAAAAAGTATCTGGAATAGTTGCCTTAGCCACAATGTTTCTCATTGCAGACATAGTGTTAATCGTGTTACCAGATTTCACTAGAAGGTTTTGGTTAATGGTTGAAAAGTTCTTTAGAACGTCCCGTGTTTCACTGCTTAACTGCATCATAATTTATTCTCCGTTGTGTCGTGATTATGTAGTGCCATTATACCATAATGGATCACCTTTAGCAAGTCATTTCTGTTCTTGCCTTCTTTCTTTCCGTATCGTTGTGCATACTTGAGTATGTTACCGATACAAAATCCTTCACCATGTCCAGAATCTATTATAAATTCTGTGGCTTGAAATTTGTTGTGGGAGTAGTGGGAGTCGTAAGTTTTATCTATGTACTCTGCGATATCCAGAAGTATTTTATCTTCTGAATATTTGTATTCAGTAGTTTTAATTGGGTATATTTTCAAATCATTCATCCTATATTCAATTGGTACACATATTATAACATAAAAGAACGCCCCTGTCAAGAGGCGTTCATCACTTTATTGCATTATTTAATTTTGATGGTGCGAGGCTTCTTGTCTTCTGGGACAATTCTTTCCATATGTATAGTTAACATACCATCTGCCATAGATGCATCTTTAACTAACATATCTTCGGATAGTGTGAATCCACGCCTGAAGTGTCGTGCTGAGATACCTTTGTGTAGATATTCTTTCTCAGAGACTTCTGATGTTTTGAGATCAATTGATTCGATTGATAACTTATCTTCTACCATTCGAATTTCAATATCGTCCTTTTTAAAACCAGCCACAGCAAGTTCAATAATGTATTCGGTATCAGATACCTTAATAACATTGTATGGTGGATACTTTGGTTGTGGTTCAAAAAGTGATGGTGCGGTTAAACTGTCGAACATTCTATCAAAACCGATAGAGTAAGTGTTGATTCTAGAAGGGTCTAGACCAGACATTATTTGCTTTTGCATTTGATTTCTCCTATTAAGCAAGATTATTGTTACGATACCCGTAAAACGGCATATCAACACTATTTATAAGAACTAGAAAGAGGTTTTTCAACCTCTTCATAATTTATTTGTTATGCAGTCTCAGCATACTCAATTGCTTTATCTAAAGCAGTTAACTTAACCTTGCGGTTACGTCCATACCATGCAGACTGTAAACGTCCGTCATTAGAACGACCTTGTAGGTGGTCAGTCATGTTTGTGACTGAGTTGAATGCAGTCCACCAAGAACCTTGGGCGAACTCTGCGCCAGGCTGAACATCTAAGTTTTCAAAGGCAAGTTTTGCATTACGAGAAGTGAAAGGAACCTTACCATTCTCAACCTTAGCAGGAGCACCAAATACTTCATTAAAGTACTGAGTTACATTCTCTGCGGTGTATCGTTTTCCACCAAGAAATGCAGCCATTGACTTGTATTGTTGCATCTTCTCACGAGCAATACCCATCTGATCTTTAACTTCAGAAGCATCAAACGCCTTGCGGTGGTTTACAGTTACCATCTTATCTGAATTTTGTGATAGAGAAAGAGTAAGAGTGTTATTACATACAACACGAATTGGTGTCATACGAATGTTAAGTGCCTTACCGAATTGATGTGGGTTTGTAAATAAGAAGTAGTTTTCAGTAACATCACCCTTAAACAATTCAAAAGACTCTTTAGTCTTGGCAAGTGCCCAAACCATTTGTCCATCTTTGAGTGAACCAGCAGTGTGCATTTCCATATCACCTGCCATTACATACTCATGGAAGAATTCAAATGCTTCTGAGTTTTGTACTGGATTCCAACCTGTACCGACAACATCTAATACTGAGTTGTCTGAAGTGCGAACTAACGCCTGTTTGTTTTTAATTGGAACACCTTGTGCGGTGACAAGTGGTTGCTTTTCAACACTCCAATCAAGTCCTGCTACCTTTTGAAACTGGTCAGGAGTCAACTCCTGTTCTACTTTAGTTCCTAGTCCATGCCAAGGAAGTTCCCCAACATAGGCCATTTGAGCTTGTCCTGCAATCATTTCTATTTCGTGTGACATAATATTTTCCCGTTTGTTTTTTACTTTAGTATAACCATTATACATGTTTTGACAACAATTGTCAAGATGTTTTCAAAACTAAATTAGACTTTTATATACTGTCCACTTCGTTCTTTTCATCTTATGTAACCATTATACCATTGTTTTTACAACAAGTCAAGATGTTTTCAAAACTTTTTTAGTTATTGAGCCCCCACATCAGCTGAACGCACACGAACTAAATGTGTAATATCTGAAGGATCAGTACGCACCATTGGTTCGCATTGTTCAATCACTCCACCCTTATCAAGAAATTCTTGAATTAATTCTTCTGGTGTATTAACTTCTCTAGTCATCTTCATCTTCTCCTTGAGTTTCTAGCAAGTCTTTTAACTTGTATATAATTTCTTCGACAGTACTTAAATCTTTTTCGTTTTCTGTGTCTATTTCTACTTCTATTTTAATTTTCATTGTTTAAACTTTATGTCACCAAATGTGAGAAATTCTTTTCTTTCTTGAACTGGACAACACTTCTAAACTTATCAAACAGCATGTCCTGTTTATGTGATATAACAAACA